TCCGTCGGCACCTGGCCCGGGAACGGGAACAGCGTGATGACGATGCGCTCACCCTTCTCGTCCTGAGTGATCCGGACCTTGTCGATCTTCTGGTCCTGGCGGACCTGGCGGCAGCCCACCGTGGCCATCAGTGGCACCTTCACCCCGGGCACCAGGTTCTCGAACGCGAACGCCTCGGAGGCCGGGTCGATCTGGCTGTTGTCCGGCACCCGGACCACCACTGGCACCGGGAACCGCTGGGACAGGTTGCGCTGGGCCTGGCTGCGCAGTTCGGCATCGGTGGGGACCTCGGACTCCTCCTCGTCATACGCCGTCGCCAGGGTCTCGATGTTCCCGTAGTACAGGTCGTCCACCTGGGCCGTCCCGTACCGGCCCTCGCCGTCGGTGACCGCCGAGTAGGTGGTCAGGTTCATCCCATAGGCGGTGACCGTCAGCCCGGACAGGAAGTCCGCCTCGGTCGCCAGCGGGGTGCGACCAAGTTCGTACTGGGTGTCGAAGATGTGGATGGCCCGGCCGATGGTGGTGTAGTCGATCCCGGCCTTGGCGGCCAGGTCGTCCATCTCCTCCCACACGGTTTTCTGGAAGGGCAGCGAGTGCCGGGACGTTCTCGCCTCATCGTCGCTGTGGTGAACCTCTAGGTATGGCAGCACATTGATCGGCGGAGTCAGCGTCTCCTTGCGAGCCATCTCGACCTGGAAGATGTAGGCGAGGCGTCCGGTGACCGTGCTGATGTTGGGATAGGCGTTGTTGTACTCGTTCCGCATGATCGTCCGGTACGGGTAGAAGCACACGTCCTTGGCGGCGATCTCCACCTGGTCGGCGGTGAACGCCATCCGGGTGATCGGCCCCTCCCACACCCGCTCGCCGTCGCGGAAGATGACCAGTTCGTTGCGCACGCACTCGACGTTCGCCAGTTGCCCGCAGCACTCGGCCGAGGCCGGTATCCGGATCAGCGCGTCACTGATCTGGTCCTTCACCCGGGCGTAGTCCACGAAGGTGGTCACGTCGATGGGGAACAGGCGGGTCATCCCGCCCCGGTCGAAGATTGCCGCTGTGTTGAGTCCGCACCCGAGTGGCACCTACATCCTCCGAGCCGTGGCCAGGTCCAACCGAGCCACCGAGTACCGGGCCGTGGTGTTGTCGCGCAGGACGAACTCATCGAAGTAGCAGTTGCCCGACGCGGTGGTGGTGGTGTTGGCGATCCGGACCATGTGCTGAGTCGCGGTCGCGGTGGCGTTGACGGTGACGTACTGCCACGCCGCGCTGACCACGCTCTGGGTGCCGGACATCCCCGGCCCCATGTCGAGGCGGACCGGCACGGTCGGCGTTTTCATCCAGACGCCCAACTCGTAGGTCAGCCCCGGGGTCAGCCCGGACAGCAGAATCTGCGGCCGGTCGGTGGAGCCCTGCGGCCACGACACCCGCATCCCGCCCGGGCCGGTGTGGTAGTTGCCAGCGCCCGTGTCCCGGGCCAGGGTGGCGCGGGCCGAGCCGTCCTCGTTGGGTCCGTTCTGCCAGGTGCCGAGGTCCACATCGAACGTCGAGGAGTCCTTGGTCGTCCCGGTGATGAACTTGTTGCTCGGGTCCGACTCGCCGGGGAACTCCACCGACAGCCAGTAGTCCAGCCCGCAGGTCATCGACGCCCAGCCGGTGGGCAGGCCGACGCCGGAGTAGGCCAGGTGCGAGGCCGGGAACACGTTGCCCGCCGCGTCGATGATGGTGAGGGTCTGGTTCATCCCGTCGATGCGGAACGTGCTTCTCGGCGGGATGTACATGACGACGATCTCGCCGCAGTACGAGCACGGGTCGAGGTCGGACACCTTCTGCTCGAACCCCAGCGGGGCCGGGAACAGCCGCAGCCGGATGTACCGAGCCGCCTCCGAGCCGGTGGTCAGGCTGATGACCAGCACCGCGTTGACCGTCTCCGGCACCTGCGCCTTGGGGACGAACACCGAGTAGCCACTGGCCCAGGGCTGGGTCGGCTTGAGGTTGGTCTGGACCGGAGGCGGGCGGGGCGCCGACGGGACCACCGGCAGGGTCGGGTCCACGATCTGCGCGCCACCGAGCGGTGAGTTGCAGTCGGGCAGGAGCGGCGCCGTCGGGTCGAGGGTGATGTAGCCGGTGGTGGTCGGGACGGTGCCGAGGGTGGAGCCGATGGTGCGGGTGCTGCTGTACACCCACGGGGTAGCGGCGACGAAGGTGAACTCGACCTGCTCCATATAGGCGGCGGTCGGCAGAGGGGTCTCGGGGTCAACGGCCCTGGTCGTCCCCGAGCCCCCGTAGGAGGTGAGCCCGTAGGGACCGGACCCGTAGCCGTAGCCGCCAGGGTCAGGAGGCGTGACCGGACTCTCGGTGCAGCCGCCACCGGCCGGGCTGAACTCCCGGGTGGTGGTCACCCCCTGCACCAGCGACACGTCGCGCACGATGCGCAGGTACTCGTTGCCCTGGGTGTAGGTCGCCGGACAGGCGGCAAAGAAGCAGAGGTCCGCGCCACCGCAGCCGGTGCCGGACTGGCAGGCCGGTCCCTGGGTGATGTTCCGTATCCACGCCTTGCCCCGGTTCAGGGCGATCTGGCTGCCCGCCATCAGTAGGCCGGAGACCCGAATCTCCTTGGTGGCCCGGCGAACCGCGCTGACCGTGCCACCGTCGCCGATGGACTCGGTGACGGTGACGGTCGCGGACGAGTCGGTCATCCCGGAGATTTCCAGGGGGTAGAACCCGTAGAACAGGGCCAGGTCCGGGTCCTCGGCGCTGATCCACGGGGCGTTGTCGTCGGTGGGGTTGTTCTTGTACGGCGCGTCACCGAGGGCAGTGGCCAGGGTGGAGCACTCCTCGCAGCCCATCAGTTCGATGCTCGGCAGGTTCGCCGAGACGTAGGCGCGAGTGCGCTCGGCGTTCCACAGTTCCTCGCCGCCGAGCATCATCCAGCCCTGGTACATCGTCGCCATCAGATCGTCTCCTCGGTGACACGTGTCACTAGGTCAGCAGGCCGACGAGCCGGTCGAGGACCGCCTCGGCTGCCAGTTTCGGGTCGGCGTTGGGGACGACCACCCGTATCGCCCCATCGGCGATGGTGACGCCCGGCTTGCTCGGCGTCATCCCCTGCGCGAACGCCGACAGTTCCCGCACGGAGGGGTCCACACGGTCCAGGGAGCGCCGTAGCGGCACGACCGCCTCCGGACCATCCTCTCCGATCAACCTGATCTGTGCGCCCCGTGTGAGGCCGCCTCCGGCCCATCCAGCGACCAGCCCGCTCGCCCCTCCCAGGTCGGCATTGCCGAGGGCGCCCACGTTGAACGCCATCAGCCCAGCAATCTCCGCCCGGGCGTTGGCGATCTTGGCCAGCAGCGGGGAGGCGTTGCCATCGAAGGTGGTGACGTGCGAGGTTTTCACCCCGTCGATGGCGGCGTTGGCCTGACCGACCGTGCCCGCCAGGGGCGCCTTGTCACCCTTGAACTGGGTGACGTTCTCGTCGTGCACCCGGTCGATCTCAGCCTGGGAGGCAATAGCCGCCTGGCCCAGCGCGGAGTGCTCGCCCGAGAAGTCGGTGACCCACGTCTTGGGCACCGTGCCCGTGGCGATGAGCGCGGCCTGCGCCGCCACCGACAACTGCCCGGTGTCGCCGTCGAACTGGGTGACGACCGGGTCGGGCGGTTTGCCCAGTTCGTCGGCCCGCCCCTTGGCGTTCTCTAGGTCCGAGGTGTCGCCCTCGAAGGCCATCTTGACCTTGTCCGGCAGTTTCTTGAGTTCCTCGCCGAACGCCCCGGTGGATGCACCGGCCACGACCATGTCCTCGCCGAACTTCTTGGCCCAGTCGAAGCCAGGGACGTTGCCGAGCAGGATGAACAACCCGCCGACATCCATCATCCAGGCACCGAGTTTCGACATCGCGTCGCCGATGACCACGGCCACGAGCCCGAGGAAGGCCATCAGGTACGTCCCGCCGAGGGTGAACGCCGGACCTAGGAGTTTGAGCGCATCAGCCATCTGACCGAGGGCGATGACGAGTTTGTTGGCGTTCGCCAGGTTCTCCGGCGTGACCATCGAGTCGAGCCAGCCGCCGATCTTCTCGACGGTGGTCCACAGGTTGCCACCCATCTTCTCGGCTTCCTTGAACCAGTCCGCCAGTTTGTTCTGGCCCTCGGGGCTGTTGAGGAAGTCCTTGAGTTGGGTGGTCTTGGTGTCCAGCCAGGTGAGGAACCGGTCGGCGCTCGGGCTGGCCGCCGTCATCAGCGTGCCCAGCGCGGTAGTCACGTTGCCGATGCTCGTGCCCAGTGACTTGGCCTTGCCCCAGGCGTCCTCGAAGAACACCCGGATCGACTGCTGACCGTCGGCCGAGGTGGCCCAGGCGTTGAAGTCGGTCATCGACTTCTCGATCCACCCGGACAGTTCCTTGGCCGGGCCGAGCAGTGGGGTGAAGAACGCCAGCGCCCCCACCGACGCCTGACCGAACGCCGTGGTGATGTCCCCGGCGATGGGAGCGATGGCCTGCCTCCATGCGTCCAGCGCCTTCTTGACCCCTGGCTTCTCGAACTCCTTGGTGATGCCGGTGATGGCGTTGGTCATCTCCGTGGCGATGCCCTCCATCGTCGGGCCGACGAAGGTCTTGAGCAGGTTCTCCGCCGTCTTGAGCCACGTCGGCATGTCCTTGAGGAAAATCTTGGCGACGCTCTTGCCGTAGTCCTCCCACTTCTTCTTGAGCGGCTCAAACCCCTTCTTCTGCTCGTCGCTCATGGAGGAGAACGCCAACGTCACGACGCCGATGCCAGCAGCGAGGGCGACCAGCACCGGGATCGCCGCACCGGCCGCGCCGACCAGGGCGATACCCAGCGCACTGACCACGATGGTGATACCACCGGCCAGCGCCGACATCAGAGAGGTGAGAATCTGCACCACGCCGCCGAGCGCATAGAAGATGCCCATAGCGCCGCCGATGGCCACGGCGATGCTGGCGACGGCGGTGGCCGCCTGTAGCGCGGGCGGGCCGATGGTCTGGAACACCGAAGCGATTTTGGCCCCGGCGCCCTGGGCGTTCTGGAAGTTCTCGACCAGGGTGTCGAAGCCCAGCCCGATGGCCCGGAACCCCTTGAACGCCGCCTGGCTGATGTCAACGAACATCGCAGGGATCGAGGCGGCGCCGGAGACCAGACTGCCGAAGAAGTTGAGGAAGTTGTTGCGGCTGCCCAGGCCGAACACCCGGCCCATCGTGCTGCCGAACCCTCGGATGCTCTTGGAGCGGCGTTCCAGCGCCCGCTCGAAGCCGCTCGGCAGGTCGAGGTCCTCACGGAACTTGATCCGGCTCATCTCGATGCCGAGCCGTCGCACGCTGATGTGCGACCGCCTGGCCGAGTCCTCGAACAGACCCATCCGGCGCGCGGCCTCGGTCATCCGCTCGGAGTAGTTCTCGACATCCTTGTACTGCAACTTCTGCTTGGCGGCCTCCTCGGCCGCCTTGGTGAACCGCTTGGTGGTGGCGGTCAGGTCATCGAACTGATCCCGGGTCATCCCGCCCCAGCGACGCATGGTGGCCAGCCGCTGGTTGACGTTGTCCATCGCCTTGTCGAGGGTGCCGAAGTTCTTGGCGTAGGCCGAGAAGTCACCTGACAGGAAGCCCTGCTTGAACTCGGCCTCCATCTTCGATTTCAGCGAGGACTTGAGGCCCTTGTAGAACTCGTCGCCGTAGGTCTTACCGGCGTTGGTGCCCTTGCCGCGCATGTCCTTGGCGACCTCGGCGGCGAAGGCGCTGTTGTCGGCATGGACGCGGACGTAGACATCGCCGACGTTGGTCCCGCGTCCGGGCATGGGCTACCTCCGATGATCGGACAGCGCCGTGACACGTGTCACTGGCGCTCAGTGTGACAGTGCCTCGTCCTGCGCGGGAGGGTCCATGACCAGCCACGCGCCGAGCAGGACCGCGATGAGGTCCGCGATGCCACCGTCACCACCGAGGTCGAACGGGTCGTCCCGGTCGAACAGCCTGCCTCGGAAGTAGTCGCGGTCCTCCTCCTCGAACAGCGCGAAGAAGAAGTTGATGACATCGGCGACCTGGGTGATGTCGCCGTCAATCGCCTCGTAGGCCGACCGGTACATGGCGAACTGCGCCGGGGTCGGCGGGTAGGCGATCACCGTCCGCTCGTCGTGCTCGAAGGTCACGCTGCCCTGCGCGATGCGCGGCTCGTGGTGCTCCGCCGTCACAAACTTCTTCACACGACACCTCGCTGGTACTGGTCGAAGAACGCCACGAACGAGTCGGCCTCGACATCGACCTCGCGCTGGGTGGGGGCACGGGGCTCGGCGCCGACCGGGACCGGGGGTGGTGCCTCCATCCCGGCCCGCCACTTCTCCGGGTCGGCGACCCGGTCCAGCGCCCAGTCCCAAACCAGGTTCAGGAACCGGTCAAACCGAAGGCCGAGGGGGTTGACGCCGCGTCCTGCGGCCCCGCCGTCGATCCGTTCCCAGTTGGCTGCGGCCACCTGGACGAGTCGGACGGCGAGGTAGTAGGGCGGCCGGACCACTCCTCGATCAGCCAGACCAGAATCTCGCTCATGGCATCGAAGTCGAAGGCGTCGTCCGGGTCGTTGAGGCGGCGCCGGAAGTAGGAGGCTTCCTCGTTGACGAACCGCGACGAGAAGAAGTTGATGGTGTCCACGACCCGGCGCCCCTCCACGGCGGTGTCGCCGAACGCGGCTAGGAAGATGGCCAACTGTGGACCGGTGGGGGACAGGGCCTTGACCGTGCGCCCGTCGTGCTCGAACTCCACGTCCTCCCCGATGGGCAAGTCCTTCTCGTGCCCCGCTGCCTTAGCGGCGGTGCTAAACGACTTCATGCGCGTCCTCTCGTGGTGCGTGCCAGCAGACTACGGCGCCGCCGTCACCCGGCCACGCAAACAAACATGGTGACCTGACCGCCCGGAGCGTTTAGCGTCAGAGGTTCCGCAAGGAAGCCGGGAGGGCAAGCCATCTCGGTGCTTGCCGGACCAGGCGGGCCGGACGGACCTGGCTGTCCGGTAGGACCGCTCGGACCTGTCTCTCCTGCGGGTCCGGGTGGTCCGGCAGGACCAGTAGGCCCAGTAGGTCCCGGCACTGTACTGGCCGGACCCGGTCCGCCTGCTGGACCAGACGGACCGGGCGGGCCGGGAACGCCATCACCGGCCGGACCGGGTGCGCCCGATGACCCCGATAGTCCCGGCGCTCCCCGGAGTCCATTCGTACCATTCCGGCCATTGACGCCGTCATCCCCGGCCGCGCCCTGTAGCCCGTCCGCGCCGTCCCGTCCGGGCAGACCCTGCGGTCCCATCGGTCCGGCGATGACCGCCGTGAGGGTGACTACCGACGGCGCCGGAGAGGGCGCCGGGGTGGACAGGGTGGCCGTGGTTGGGGACGGGGCGGGGACCGCCGACCCGTCCTGTCGGGCGTAGGCGGCGCCGACCATCAGCGCCGATGCGGCGCCGCACGCCGTCAGCGCGTAGAGAGCCGTGCTTGCCTTCATTTACTCCTCGGGTCTGGCCGCCAGCCGATCAAGGGACTCTGCCCGTCCGGCCAGCAGCCCCAGCAGAGCTCCGACGATGCCACTCAGGATCGAGGTCAGCGCCTGCACTGCTGAGGAGGTGTCGGTCGTCGGGTCACGTATCTCCACGATGGCGATGGTGGCGCCGAGGGCCAACAGCGAGAAGCCCACGATGCCGGTGAAGATCAGCACCATGATCTCGACTACCGAGCGATTTCGGAAGAACATCACCCTGCCCCTTGGTGACACGTGTCACGGACCCATCCGGACTTCCTTGCGCAGCGAGCGAGTCAGCGCGTTCCGCAGGAACCGGTTGGCCCTGCGACCCCTGACCGACTTCCGCATGGTCGGCTCGCCGTACCAGGAGAACGGTGCCGGGCGGACCGTCATCGCCGGGTGCACCAGGCGCATGTTCCCCTTCTTGTCCATCGCCATGTACGGCGCCCGCCTGGACTTGATCGGTGTCTTGGTGCCCTCGTGGTGGAACAGCGCGTAGTTCTCGCCCTCGTCGTTGAACGCTCCGGCAGTGACCTCGAATGAGCACTGGGTGGGCAGGTTGTGGCGCAAGCCGGTGGTGTGGATCGAGGCGGCCAGCGACCCGGTGCGGTGCCCGACGTAGCGCCGGGCGCGCAGGGTGATCTCCTGGCTCTTGCGCCCCATCCACCGGCCCACATCACCGGACGGCCCCATCATTGCGGCGATCCCGTAGGAGTTGACCACGAATACCGAGTCGGCTGACGACGCCATCAGAGCACCGGGTAACTAGCGGCCCAGACGCCGCCGAGACAGCCCCCGTCCGGCCCGATGCTGACCCAGGTGTCCAGCGCCGGGGACTCATCGAAGCAGCACAGCAGCGCCCGCTCGATGGCGGCCATGTCGGCCATCTGCAAGCGCGCGGCCTCCAACTGCACGGCCATCGAAGGAGGGGTTCCGTCGGAGTCCGACATCGGCGCGCAGCGCACGGCGCCGACCTCGAAGCCAACGTCGAGCATCGGTGTCTGGCAGCGCCGGGGAGCCAGACCGACGGCGCCGCTCTCCGCCGAGGGAGTGATGATCCGGGGGGAGACCCAGGCCATCCCGCCGCAGGCGCCCTCGGCGCAGTCCTCGCCGCAGTAGTCGAACGCCACCAGGCCCGGGACGATCCCGCAGAAGCAGAACTCCGGCAGCCCGGCCTTGGAGAACTCCGCGCACACGCAGGAGGCCAGGTCCAGCAGCATCGGCCAGACCCGGGTGTCCTCGGTGTAGGCCACTAGGCCCCCGTGATGAGCAGGGCCAGGTCGCAGTCGTTGAACAGCGTGACCGGGGTCTGCACCGAGACGAACCAGTGGTTGGAGTGGGTTGCGCCGGGGGCGCCCGTGGAGGGCGCGGCGGACAGCGGGGGAAGCACCCGGTTCGCCCCCTTGTAGATGGTCAGGTAGCCGGTGACGGCGATCTTCTTGTCGGCCACCCCGCAGGACAGTGAGACCAGCGAGCCCGCCACCGTTTCCAGGTGACGCCCAACCCTGATGATCTCCCGGCCCATCCACTGGGTCGCCGTCTTGGGGTTGATGTGCAGCACCGCCTGACCGAAGTAGGTGCAGCGTGCCCCGCTCTCGGCCTCGGCGAGCCCGTTGCCGGTGGAGGTGGAGGTGGTGAACTTGTTGAGCGGGATGAGGCCACCGACGATGTTGTCTTGGATGGTGCGGTTGATCTTGGTGTCGCTGTTGCGCAGCGCCGCCTCTTGCAGGCTGGCCAGGTCAACCGGCCCCAGGCAGGAGGCGCCGGTCAGCACAATGCCCGCGTATGCAGCGGTGTAGCCGATGGCACCGACCGCCTGCTGCATGTCGGCGCGGGCGCACGGGTCGATCCCGACGCTGATGACGCCGGGACCGCACAGGCCGGTGCCTTCGTAGGAGCCGCCCAGAAGCAGGTGTGGGTCGTTGGAGGACTGGACGTTGGCGATGTCTGGCAGGGCGCCGGTTCCGGCAGGAACCGTCGGAGTCGAGACGACTGCGCCGGAGGTAACGAGGGGCATGACGGTTCCTTTGCTAGGCGATGCAGCCGGACCGGGCCGCTACCGCGAGCATGACAGCGGCGGTGACACGTGTCACGGGTTCTTCTGGTCAGGTCGCCGGGTAGATGTCTTTGAGCGACGCCAGCGCGGCAGCGCGGACGGCGATCTCCGTGTGGTACCGGTCGGGGTTCTCGGGACGGTAGACGAAGGAGAAGTGGGTCGCGGTCCACACCGTGTTGGCCGGGATGGTCACCGAGTCGGCGTTCGCAGCCCACATCAGGTTGGTGTACTGCTTGTGAATCCCGGAGCCCTTCTCCAACCGGGTCAGCACCTTGTCCACCTCCGGCCGGGCCAGCACCGTCTCGGAGTCGTAGATGTTCCCGTAGCACCAACCCGAGCGCGGCTCGCGCCACACCGACCAGCGGGCCGAGGTGGACACCGCACTCATCAGCGCGGTGGTGCCGTTGTAGAGCCGCGCGGTGTTGACCCTCGGCGGCTCCTGGATGCTCGGGATGGCCGAGCCGGTATCGACGTATGAGACAGCGCTGCCGCCCACCGTGGCCAGCAGCCGCTCGGTGCCGCTGCCGGTCCGTCCGTACACCCCATACGAGGTGGCCCCGGAGACCGCGCCCCACGGAACCGTGGCCGTCGAGGTGGTGCCGGTCGTGGCTATCGTCTTGGCCGCCGCCGCCGTGGTCTCGCCGTAGGGCGTCCGCGCGGTCACCCGGTACGAGTAGGTAGCCGCTGGCAGGGTGCCACCGGTCGTCGCGGTGGTCAGCGTGCCGACCACCGGCTCGGTCAGCAACGGGTGGGTATCGACCTCTTGGAGCACCGTCAGCCCGCGTCCGATCCGGCCCACGTAGGGGGTCGTCGTGTCGTGGCTGGACATCCACTCAAAGTAGTTCTGCATCACCTGGGTGCTCAGGAACGTGGTGGTCCGGTCCACCCGGGTCATCCCGTCCGGGAAGCAGGTGATGATCCGGTCCACGTTGGCGTAGGGCGTGGTTCCAGCGTTGGTCAGCCGGTACTCGCTGGGCAGGGTGATCTGGAACCGCTCACAGCCCAGCAGGCCCGGGCTCAGCGTCCACGGCACCAGCCCGGCACCGCTGCCGTAGTCGATCTTGTACGACACGCCGGGGGTCGGCCGGGTGTACTCGCCGCCGTGGGTATTGCCCCGGTACTCCCAGGCGGTGCCGTTCCAGATCACCATGATCTGGTCGTTGTTGTTGACCCGCAGCGAGGTGCCCGGGATGGTGATGTACGCCTCGTCGGTGTTGCTGTAGATGAAACCGGAGGTCCGCGCCAGGTCCGGGTCCGGCAGGGTGTTCTGGTACGGCTGGTCGGTGGAGTAGCCATCGACCGCGCTGAACGCCACCGGGGTCAGCGCGTTGTCCGCGTCGAACAACTGGCGACCGATCCGCCAGACCCGGTTCGGGATGTCGTAGTGCTGGGTGTGGACCTCCGGGTTGAGGGCGTTCTGGTACTGCTGGCTGACCAGCATCGTGCGGGAGTAGTGCCCGGCCACCCGCAGCGACACGTTGCTGACCGAGAGCAGCCCCGAGGCGCAGTTGTTCCCCAGTTCGAGTTTGAGTTGCAGGTAGAGCCCACCGGTCCCGGTGGGCTTGAAGTAAAAGAGGAAGTGCCCGGACCGCCGCTTGCTCCCGGAGCCGACCAGCCACTGCTCCTGGGTGCCGGGGTAGACGACCAGGCTCGCGTCGGTGGCCGCCAGCGAGATACCGGCCCAGCCGTTGTCCGGCATCGTGTAGTCGAACTCAAGTCGCCAGATGGTGTCGCCGCTCGGCTGGTTGCCGCAGTACGGACGGGTGCGAAGCATCTGGCTGGTGCCGTTGCCGGTCAGCGAGGGAGCCAGGTTGGTCGAGTTGTAGCCGCCACCGGTCTGGAAGTTCGCCAGCGTCCACCACTCCTGGGCCATCTTCGCGCCCAGCGTCCACGGGCTGGCGATCTCGCCCTCGTCAATGCCGAACGTGTTGCCGAGGAGCGCGTTCGCAGCGGCGCTCTCAACGTCGAATGTGTCCAGCCGGTAGTCGATCTCGGTCTTGGTGGCTTGGAGGTCGGCATCTATCCCGTTGATCGCCGCGTTCAGTTCCACATCCCACGGGGTCTCACCCGGCGAGGGCAGTTGGACCATCACGTACCTCCGTAGGGATCGGACCTGTCGAGCATGGCAGTGGCGGTGACACGTGTCACTAGAAGGCGGGCAGCGACGTGGTGGTCCGAGCCTTGCCGCCCTGGTTCGGCGACCACACCGTCGGCAGCGTGGTCAGTGCGTTGGGGTTGTACATCTGCACCCACACGTCCACCTCCTGAATCCCGGTCTTGCCGCCCGGGAACAGCCCGGTCACCAGTTCCATCGAGATGCCCTGCCGGGTGATGCTGGTGACCCCGGACGGCAGGCGGCACTTGATCCCGGCGCACGCCTTGGCGTACTCGCAGGCCAGCACTCCGGCCGCGTACTGGCCGAGGTGATCCACCGGGATCGCGTTGAGGTAGGTGACCGAGAAGGTGCCCGCCTCGGTGTCCGGCTTGGACAGGTCCTGACAGCCGGGCCAGCAGTCACCGTCGGTGCGCACCAGCCACTTCCCGTCATCGACCCGGTAGGTGTTCGGGTCGAGGACGACGCCGTCCACCTTGACCGTGTCCACGGTCCCGACCGGGCGCGGCAGTTCGAGTTGGCACAGCGCGCCGCAGCCGCAGGTGTCCCCGCCACAGGTGCAGTTGAACCAGGTCCCCGACCAGTTCTGCGGGGAGAACGCGCTGGTCCCGAACGGGTTGTAGCCGTCCTGGCAGATCGTCCGGCACGGGCGCACCGTGATCGGGCAGCCGCCCACCCGGAACGCGGTCAGCATCCGCAGGGTGGCCCCGGCCAGGGCGATGGAGCGGAGTTTCGTCGCGTTGTCGTAGGCGTCGAAGCCCGGGCAGCACGAGTAGTCCACCGGCCAGCAGTAGTTGTCCATGAGTTCTCCTACGTGGATCAGGGCG